GGGTGCTGAAAGTGATACAGGCTTGACATATAATCCAAGTTCAGGTATACTTACAGCAACAGCTTTTGCAGGAGCACTTACAGGTAACGTAACAGGAAATGCTTCAGGAACTGCAGCAACAGTTACTGGTGCAGCTCAATCAAACATTACAAGTCTTGGTACGCTTACAACTCTTACAGTTGATAATGTAATAGTTAATGGTACAACAATAGGTCATACAGACGATACAGATTTAATGACTCTTGCTGATGGGGTATTAACAGTAGCAGGTGAAGTCTCAATGACTACACTTGATATAGGTGGTACAAATGTAACATCGACAGCAGCAGAATTAAACTTTAGTGATGGAGTAACTTCCAACATACAAACCCAGCTTGATACAAAAGCTACAACAGGTAAAGCTATTGCTATGGCTTTAGTCTTTGGATAATATAGGAGAAGAAAATGGCAAACCCTAACTTAGTAGCAGTAACTTCCATATACGGGAATAGTATAAACGGAGCTTTAACTACTACTACAACAACTGATTTATTAACTTGTGCAAGTAATAAGTTAATTAAAGTAAACAGCATTATTATAGCTAATATTGATGGTACAAACTCTGCTACTGTAACAATGGGCATCATTAAAAGTGGTGGCTCAGTAGTTTTGTTTGCATCAACAATTGCTGTTCCAGCAGATGCTACTCTTGTTTTAATAGATAAAAATTCAAGTTTTTATTTAGAAGAAGGAGACATCTTAGAAGGTGGTGCAAGTGCAAACTCAGACTTGACTTACACTATTAGCTATGAAGAACTAGATGACGCTTAATTAAAGGAGGTATTTAACAATGGCTCATTTTGCAGAACTTAACTCAAGTAATGAAGTATTACAAGTAATCGTAGTATCAAATGATGATGTAGATGCCAATGGTGGTGATTTACACGCAGATGCAGAAGCTTTTGTAAAAACAATTGTCCCACATTCAACGGGTGGAGTTGCTTGGAAACAAACTTCATATAATAATAATTTTAGAAAACAATATGCAGGTATAGGTGCTACTTATGATGCAAGTAAAGATAAATTTATATCACCAAAACCTTTTGCATCTTGGTCTTTAGATAGCAATGATGATTGGCAAGCACCAGTCACTTATCCAAGTGTTACAGAAATAAGCTCTAATACTGTTTTAATATCTTGGGATGAAGACAATCAAAAATGGTTAGGTAAAACCTATACAGGTGATGATAGAGAAACTATAACCAATTATCAATGGGATGCTACTAATACTCAATGGAATGAGGTTTAATCGTGGCTGACCTTAATGGTGGAATTATAGGCGTAGATAACCCAACTGCAACTCAAGCAGCTAGAACTTCTACATTTAATTCAAGCGGTACTTTTACAGCACAAGCAGCATCTACCAAAGCAGATATTCTTATCATTGCTGGCGGTGGTGGTGGGGGAGGTACGCTTGGCGGTGGAGGTGGAGCAGGTGGTTATAGAGAAATATCAGACCATCCAATACCAGCAAGTGGTGTGCCTGTAACTATAGGAGCAGGTGGCACAGGAGCAACATCAGGTACAAGAGGAGCAGATGGTAATAACACAGTTTTTGGTGCAAGTTCACCACTAACATCTACAGCAGGTGGCGGTGGAGGTAGGGCAAATAACCCTGACCCCGCAGGAACATCAAAATCAGGTAGGTCAGGTGGTTCAGGTGGTGGTGGATATTTTAATGCTGGAGGTGGTGCAGGTAATACTCCTCCCACAAGTCCTCCACAGGGTAATGCTGGTGGAGCAGGTGCTACTGCTGCAGGTGTACCCGGCGAAGAAGATTCAGGCGGTGGCGGTGGTGCTAGTGCTGCTGGAGCAGATGGTTCTGCTGGTGGTGGTGGTAATGGCGGAGCGGGTTCACCTTCAACAATTTCAGGCTCAGATGTCACAAGAGGTGGTGGCGGTGGTGGTGGAGGATTTGCTCCTCTAACACAATCATCAGGCGGTGCTGGTGGCGGTGGAGCAGGTGGTGCTGGTCCTACTGGAACTGGTGTAGCAGGAACAGCTAACACAGGCGGAGGTGGTGGCGGAGCAAGTTATAATTTTCCTGAAAAGTATGGTGGCGATGGCGGTTCAGGTGTTGTAATTGTAAGAGAAAATGCAGTAACTACTGCATCAGGTATGTGGAGCATGGATGCAGTTTATGAAAATGTAAAAGCAGGAACATGGGTGTAATATGCCAAGATTAATAGGAGCAGCACAAGCAGTAACCACTGACACTCAAGCAGAACAAATTACAACTTTTACTTCTAGTGGAACTCTTACTACCCAACCAAGAACAACATCACTTCAATATTTAGTAGTTGCAGGTGGCGGAGCAGGTGGAGACACTGGTGGTGGTGGAGGAGCAGGAGGTTTTAGAACTTCCGTTCCGGGTGCTACATCAGGTGGTGGAGCATCAGCAGAATCAACAACACCAGTTTCAGGTGGTGCACCTTATCCAGTTACAGTAGGAGCAGGTTCAGCAGAGGTAAACAGAGGAACATACGGAACAGGTAGTAATTCAGTTTTAGGTACACCAAGCCCTATTACATCTAATGGTGGTGGAGGTGGTGGACATCGTTTTTCTTATGTTGTTGGTGGAGACCCACTTGGTCAGCCCGGTGGTTGCGGTGGTGGACATGGAAGCAATGACCCAGTAGTACCTGAAGGTACTGATGGAACATCAGGACAAGGCTATGGTGGTGGAGCAAAACTTGTTGGTACTAATGCAGCACCCGGTGGTGGTGGTGCAGGAGCTGCAGGTTCAAGCACAGCAACACCTTCACCTTCTAATGTAGGATATGGTGGTGCAGGCGGGAATGGAGTTGCATCAAGCATTACAGGTTCATCAGTTACTTATGCAGGTGGCGGTGGGGGTGGCTCATCTCCAAGTCCTACTGTAGCTTCAGGAGGTTCAGGTGGCGGTGGAAATGGAGCAGGATATGGAACAGCAGCAGTAGCAGGAACAGTCAACAAAGGTGGCGGTGGTGGCGGTGGTGCTAATGATGGTAATCCTGCAGGAGCAGCAGGTGGTTCAGGTATAGTTGTAACCAAAGAAGTTGCAGTTTCTTTTACATCAGCATCAACTATGTGGGATTTAAGAACTGTATATAGACAAATTAAAGCTGACGAGTGGATATAATTAAAATATATTTTTAATTTATGAACCTTAAATATTATTACTGGTATTTCCAGTCAGCTATACCTGAAAGAATATGTGACGATATGGTTCGTTATGGTAAAGAGCAAGACAAAGAAATGGCTCTTACAGGTAAAGCTAATAAAGATAATTTAACCAATTCAGACCTTAAAAATATTCAAAAGAAAAGAAAGTCTGATGTGGTATGGATGAACGACACATGGATATACAAAGAAATACAACCTTACATACATCAAGCTAATGCAAATGCTGAATGGAATTTTGAATGGGATTGGTCAGAGTCTTGTCAATTTACTGAATACAAAAAAGGTCAGTTTTATGACTGGCATTGCGACTCATATGAAGAACCTTATAACAATCCTGAAAATGCAAACACACATGGTAAGATAAGAAAACTTAGTATGACTATATCACTTACTGACCCTGAAGAATATGAGGGTGGTGATTTAGAGTTTGATTTTAGAAACGAAGATGAAGCATCACAACCAAGAGTATGTGAAGAAATTAGAAAGAAAGGTAGTGTTATAGTTTTTCCTTCTTTTGTTTGGCATAGAGTCAAACCAGTAACCAAAGGAATACGACACTCTTTAGTATGTTGGAATTTAGGATATCCATTTAGATGAGTTTTAAGAAAAATAAATACCAAGTAATTAAAGGTGCTATATCAAAAGAACTAGCAGATTTTTGTTATCAATACTTTTTAAACAAACGAGCAGTAGCAAGACACTTATTTGATGAAAAATATATTTCAGGGTTTACTGAATACTTTGGAGTTTGGAATGACAATCAGATACCTGAAACTTATTCACATTACTCAGATATAGTTATGGAAACTTTATTACAAAAAGTAAAACCTGTAATGGAAGAACAGTCAGAAGTTAAACTAACTGAAACATATTCATACGCTAGAATTTATAAAAAGGGTGATGAGTTAAAAAGACACAAAGATAGATACTCTTGTGAAATATCTACCACATTAAATTTAGGTGGTGATGATTGGTCAATCTTTTTAGAACCATCAGGTGAAAAAGGTAAAGACGGAATAGAGGTTAAACTTGAAGCCGGTGATATGTTAATGTATCGTGGTTGTGATTTAGAACATTGGAGAACACCTTTTGAAGGTGAAGATTGTGGACAGGTATTTTTACACTACAACGATGCAAGTGGTAAAGATGCTAAACAAAATAAATTTGACGGTAGACCCATGATAGGATTACCAGCATACTTTAAAGGACTTTAAAATGGAAATGGTATCACCTTACATTGTTTGGAATGTTTTAATAACTTTAGTGTTAGCTCCAATTTGGTTTCAGATTAGACAAAACGCAGCAGAGTTAAAAAGACAAGACATACTCATTAATAAAACACGTGAAGAGATTGCGAAAGAGTATGTCACAAAACTAGAACTAAAAGATGATTTTAATCTCTTAATGGAAAGAATGGAAAAGTTACATGAAAAGGTTGATAAGCTTTTTGAGGTAAAGTAAAATAGGGTATATAGGATTTAACAATGGCAAATAAAAGAAAGAACAGAAAAAGATATAACAAAGGTACTAGACAAGACTATACTCAAGGCGGTAGAGTTGGGTATCGTGAGGGTGATGAAATTATTGTAGACCCTAAAACTGGTAAGCCTATAGTAAGAAATCAACAAGTGGGTACTCCGTCTCGTGTTCCAACACCTGCACCAACACCAGCTCCCCTTGATAATCTTTTTACTGAATCAGCTCCCGGAGTTTTTTCTTATGACCCAAAGCCTGATTCGGAGCTTGTTAGAAGTAAAACAATCGAAGGGAAAGGTGATGTTAGAACAACAACTGAAACAATGCGGGATGGTTCAAAAAAAATAACAAATTCTGATGGCAGTGTAACAATTGTTCCTGCCCCTACACCTGCTCCACAGCCAGATATGATTGCAGAAGATTTTGTTATGCCTGATAGCGATACACTTGAAAGAATTGGACGAGAAGCTGCTAATAGAAATTTAGATAGAGGTGGTTATGGACCTCCGGGTCGTACTCCAGCTCCAACACCAGCTCCGACCCCAGCTCCTACTCCTGCCCCGACACCAGCTCCTATAAATGAAACAGAAGAGGAAAGAAACGCAAGGTTAGAAAGAGAAAAAATAGAAGAAGCTGCTAGAATTAGAGCTTTAAAAGATGATGAAAAAAAAGCAGAGTTTGAAGCAGAAAGACGAGCAAGACTAATTGAAACAGGTTTGTCTGCTCAAGAAATGGCAGCAGGAAATATACCTGAAAGTTCTTTACCAAAAGCTGATGTAATATCTGTTCCAACAGGGCCAGAACTAGAATCAGAAGCAATACAATTAGCAAAAAGAAAAGGAGTAACTCCCGAATATGTTCAAGAAGTAGGCTTAGAAAATGTAAGACTCATGGAAGATGTGTCTACAGTATCAGCACCTACAACATTAGAAGCTTCTACATTTGCAGCAGAGCAAGTAGCTAAAGAAGATGCTCCTTCTTTTACTGCAGCACAAACTGAAATTCAAGAAGAAGCACTAGCTAAAGCTGCTAATGTTGATAGAGTTGAACCTATTGTAGGAGCTCAAGTAGAAATTATTTCAGGTGCTTTAACAGAAAGAGTTATAGGTACTTTAAGTGA